TACCAGAGTGAACCAAGTTGCCGGACAGACACAAGGACGTAGACGTGAACCATTCATTAAGACTAGACACAATGGATAGGAGTGTCACCGGAGAGTGACCCATGATCGAGATACAGAGGGACGGTAAGTTCCGGGTACGCCTAAGTCACGATGAGCGGATCGAAGTGACCAATATTGACACCAGGGAACTGGCTGAACAGATCGACAAAGCCCTTCACGAAGCCTACCATCGTGGTACGTTGTCACCGACAATGCGACCGCCGCGACGGCGTGGTGATGATGACGGTTAGATGACAAGCTCCAATGGGACCGCCCGATTTTGTCCTTTGGGTTGGGCTGGTCCCTGTTGAGGCCCGTGGCCCGGTGCGGGTGGAGAGACACTGGGTATTTCACTAAAATCGTGGAAACTTTGTTTCCGTTTGCAATGAGTTTACACCGATCCGCATTTGTGGATAATGCCCCCGGTGTAGATTTGTCAGTTGGGTGTAGGGGATGCCGGACGACCATCGCCATCGGGTGTTGATCGAGAGCCTTGCCCAGTCCAAGCCTAGGGTGACGCTGGATGAGTTGCCGGTGCCGTATGAGGGCAGGCTGTTAAATGAGGGGGTGAGCAAGCGTGAGGAGACTTTCCTGCGGCACTGGGTGACGAGTTATGGCCGGCCGATGGAGAGCGCCATTGCCGCCGGTTATCTCGCTCCTACCGCTCGCCAGAAGGCGTATGACCTCCTCGCCTCGCCGCGTATCCAACGCCGTCTGGCCGAGATCGAACGGGAGTTGATGGTCGGCACCAATATCGATGCCGAGAACCTGTTTCGCGAGATCGTGGTGACCAACCTGCGGCTCGCCAGGGCACGCGTGCCGGTCCAGGTGTGGAACCCGCCGTGCCGGTATTGTTATGGTACCAACCACGAATACCAGCGGACCCACGCCGAGTTCGAAGGCGACTTTGACGCCCATATCAGCAAGCCGATCAAGATCAATAAGCACACCGGCAAACCGTACCGAATACCGTTGTTTGATCCCAAGGGTGGCAGTGGTTACGATGAGACACTGCCGCCGCATCCCGAATGCCCGCAGTGTCGGGGTGATGGTGACACTAAGCACCCGGTAGTGCGGTTTAAGGATTCCAGGTTTTTTACCGCTGAGGAGCGCGAGTTGTTTAATGGCGCGGAGGTGACAAGCCAGGGTGTCAAGACCCTGTGGAAGGATCAGGCGCAGGCCAGGAACTTTCTCAACGACCTCGCGCTACGGATGACCGAACACCGCCGACCGGAGGATGCGATCGACATTACCGAGATGTCAGCGGAGCGGCTGAAACAGTTCCTTGAGTTCGCCAGGGACCAGGGTTTTGATGTCGACCCCGAAGCCCTGGAGGATGCCGAGTGACTCAATGTCGAGTGGTGACGAGGGTCGCCCAGCGGGGATACTCCATCGGCTTCTGGGTTACGCAGATAAGCCGTGGAAGGCGATTGTTGTCATCATCGCCGCGATGTTGGCGGGTGGCGGTTTTGTCATCTGGGATTTGCGTCACGAATTGTTTGAGTACTGGCGACAGTCACCGGCCGAGCTTAATGTCGCGATGTTACCAGAGGTGCTCAAGGATATTCAGCGTGACACCAGTGCGGATTTGATCGGGGCGTGGTCAGTTGATCTAAAGTTCAATTCCGAGTATTTTCTGGCAGGCCGGTACGCGGATGGCAAGGTGTGGGAGTTTAAGCCAGCACGCGCACCGTTGCTTGCCGATAAGACACCAACCGGTTTAGTGATTCGTTTGCTTTCGGGACAACCCATCTGTGGTAATGTCGAGGAGGGTGTCAGCCTCTTGGTCAAGGCGATGGAAGTTGCAGGGATGGACCGTGTGTGTCTGATCCCGGTACCGCCGGAACGCCGCGAACAATTGTTGGCGATGCTCGCGATCGGCTGGATCAAGGCATATCCACCAGATTATGAGGCGGCGGTGATCGACGGAGCGACACAGACGGCGATCAGGTTGCGCAAGTGACAGTTACACCGCCCGCGTGTGTCATCGTCGCGCGGGTGTGTGGGGGCGGGATACTGTCATGGCTTCGTGGCAGTATAGGGAGTGGGTCTAATATCCTGGTGCGGAAGAAGCCGCCGCACTGTAACTCAGAAGTAGGAGCGTAAATATGGCAGGAGTTCCTGTTGTTATTCGCGGCCGGATGTATCGTACCGGTTTGCACGTTGGTGGCGGTCCAATGCCGGGTGGTCCGCGTCCCGAGCATCCTATTGCGCCGGGTGGCCCTGGTGAGTCACCTCCAGGTATCTGGGGTGGTGTACCACCGGAATACGTCGACATCGGCCTACCCGGTGACCAACCGTATCCCGATCAAGGGCTGCCACCGTTTCCGTCTCATCCTATCGTCATTCCACCGGAGTTCATCGCGGATGTTCATCCCGAACATCCGATCGTGATCCCACCGCCGCCGCAGCCCCCATTGGGCTTCTGGGGCGGGCGTCCACCGGAGTATGTCGATATCGGTGGACCGGGACCACAGCCGGGACCGTCACACCCGATTGTGATCCCGCCGGATATCGGTATCTGGCCACCCGATGCCAAACCCGAACATCCGATCGTGATTCCGCCGCCGACGCCGACCTACCCGCCACGACCGACGCATCCGATCGTGCTCCCGCCCGATGCACCACCGGAAGTGCTCGACAAGTGGGATGTGGTCGCCTACTGGACACCCACGAACGGTTGGGGCGTCGCCATTGTTCCCGGTGAGGGTCACGACTCTCCCATCGTGACGCCATCGGCGGAATAGTCTCTAGGGTTATTGAGTGCTGAGGGGGTCGGGCGTATACTCTGCGCCCGACCCTTTTTATGAGGTAGTGAACCCTATGCGGGGATGGAAACATGTAATGTGAGTGAACCCACAGCAAGATAAGACACAACGTAGGGAAGTGAACCCTTGACCACGATTATAGAAACATGTGGGCGTAGTGAACCGAGTACCTAGATCGAAACATAGTAGGGTAGTGAACCATTCGGCCTGACAGACACCAAACGAGCGAGTGACTCATTACAATGACAGACACAGACAAGTGAAGGAGCCAGCCGGTTGAACAGACACATGCGTCAAGAGTGAACCGTGGAAGTGGAACAGACACATAATAGGAAAGTGACACCGGGCTTGCGGCCTTGGTCCGTAGTCCTGCCCTTTGGCACCACCGGAGGGAAGTGGCAGTGACCTGCCGCCGGGGGTGTGGCGACCGAGCCACGGAGTGTCGGTCGCGGCTTAGTCAGTCGGTTGGATTAGACACAGAGGGGAGAAACGAGTCATCATAGATGATAGACACAACATACCGGAACGAGTCACAAGCGTTGACTTGAGACGTGTAGCAAGAACGAACCATCCAAAGCCGGTAGACACAAACACGGTGAGTGAGCCAGAACCCAAGACTGACACAAGATGATGACGCGAGCCGAGCTTTTGGACAGATACAGACGAGAAGAGCGAGCCACCTCTTTAGACAGAAACATACCACGCGTGTGAACCATCGAACCGGGATAAGACACATTCGGCTGAAGCGAGCCAAGCTTACTGATGTAGAAACATTCTACGGGAGCGAGCCATCCTGATAGACAGACGCATCGATGAAGAGTGAACCATCTAGGTAGACAGAAGCATGAGTCGAAGAGTATAACCGGTAGTGCGAACCCAAACAGGGAGCGACACTAGATGTCCGATCCACGACCCGGTGAACACCCAGGTGAACAACCTGGGCAACAACCGCCACCGCAACCAGGGCAACCCCCGCCGCACGATCCGAACGACCCGAACGACCCCAACCGGCCGCACGATCCGAACGATCCTAACCGGCAATCGCCGCAAGAACCTAATCCGGCGCGGCGCGCGTAAACTGAGATTCGGGATAGCGGCTTGCATGCAGCGTCGGAAACATCCCGATAGAGGACGGAGTAGCAAGTAGGGTCAGCATGTTGTCGCCACGAAAGCTACTCCGTGCCTTGCTTTAGTGACCGACCATGTTTATCGACATCAACAACCCGGTGCACCGCAAACGGTTCCAGGAGTCTGTGAACGTTGCGGCGCAGTTGTATATCAACAAACGGTCAGGCCCGGCGTGGTTACGCTACCCGACACAACCGGTCAAATTTATCACCGATGTCCTACGCCAGCATAAGGGTGACACTTGGCGTGGCTGGCGGATTATTCTAAAGGCGGCGTTTGGCCAACCGCTCGAACTCGATGAGATACCGTTCTTTAGCGCGGTGTCGGGTGGCCGGTTACCGCCGACCCGCCGTGTCAAGGAACTGTGGTGTATCGTCGGCCGCCGTGGCGGTAAGGATTCGACCGCGAGTGTCATCGCGGTGGAGGCGGCACGCCTTGTAGACACCTCCAAGCTCCGACCCGGCGAACGTCCGCTGGTCGCGTGTCTCGCCAACACCCGCGAGCAAGCCACGATCGCGTGGCGCTATATCAAGGGTTACTTTGACACCAATCGCGGCTTGGAACGTTGGTTGGAAAATAAGATCACCGGCCAGACGATCGACTTGAACAATGGTGTCAGTATCACTGTCGCCACCAATAACTTCCGTGCACCGCGTGGTTACCCGATCGCCTGCGCAATCCTTGACGAGGTGGCCTTTTACCGATCGGAGGACTCAGCGACACCCGATGTCGAAACCTACCGGGCGTTGCGACCGGGGATGCTGACCATTCCCAACAGTATGATTGTTGGTATCTCGTCACCGCACAAAAAGTCGGGGTTACTGTTTCAGAAGTTTGAGGATCATTTCGGCCAGGACAGTGACGATGTCCTGGTGATCAAAGCCACCACGGAACAACTCAACCCTGTCATCGAGGAGTTGTACCCCGGTGAGATACAAAAGGCGTTTGAGGAAGACCCCGAATTCGCCGCCGCCGAATACGGGGCTGAGTTTCGTAGCGATCTTGCTGACTATGTTGATCGTGATGTGGTTCGTAACTGCACAGATCAAGGGGTGTTTGAGCGACCTTGGGACGAAGCCAACCGGCCGCAGTACTACGCTTTTGCTGACCCGTCCGGCGGTAGTCGTGACTCTTTCACCATCGCCATCGCGCACGCCGAAGGTGACTTAGGGGTTCTCGATCTGGTGCAGGAAGTGCGCGCGCCGTTCCAGCCGGAAGTGGCAACCGAAACACTGGTTGAGACACTCAAGCGGTACCGCATCGGTAAGGTGATAGGTGACCGTTACGCAGGGGAATGGCCACGGGAACAATTTATCAAGCGCGGTATTGTGTACGAGCCAACCGAAGTGACCAAAAGTGACATGTACGTGAATTTCCTGCCGTTGATGAATTCACGCCGTGTCCGGCTGGTTGATAACCAAAGACTCTTTAATCAGTTTTGTCAGCTGGAGTTACGCACGATCCGTGGCGGTCGTGACACTGTCGATCACCCCAAGGGCGGGATGGATGACATTGCCAACGCCGCGACCGGAGCGTTACTGCAAGTGATCGGTGACGAGCGCGCCGCCGTGGTGCGGCGCTATCTGTTGGGGAGGTGACTGTGAGTGACGATGATGAAGACACCCACATCCATCTGCATTTGACTGGGTCTGGGCCTATCGATGACTCGATAATGGAGAGTCTTATAGCGACTATACGACAGACGGTGGGGGAGGAACAGCCCGCAGAGGTGATCGAAGACGATGGCACTTTGGAAATACCCTGTAGTACCGTCTTCGGTGTCTTGGATTTGCTAAAACTCGAATTCAACGACAAGCTTGGGTGTCTTGTATCCTGCATGTGCGGCTTGATTAACTATTGTGTCGATGACCCGATTGAGCGGGCCGCGTATGTTGACACAATGTGTGGGTTGATCCGTGCGCGTGCTCGCACGACGCCGTCCAAGAATTGAGGAGGCAAGACAATGAGACGCCTTATCGCAATGGGTATGGTCGCGGTGGGGTTGGCGTTGTTCCCGATCAACAACGCGCATTCTTATGGTGACGATACCATAACCTGGACTTTTACCAATCATACCGATGACGCGGTACAGATCGAATTCACCACCGATCCGCCGAGCCATGTCTGGCCGGGTGACAACAAGGCTTACACCATCCAGCCGCACAGTACGCGTTCGGAGACACTCAATTGTGTGTCGGGGCAGAAGATTTGCTATGGCGGCTGGGTCAGGGGTAACGACAAACAATATTGGGGAGCCGGGAACAACGGTGACTATAATTGCGATAATTGCTGCGTCCGCTGCGGCTCGCGCAATCCCCATATCGGCCTAAACAATTAAGTGGGGAGGTGACCATGTTGGGAATCGTCTTGCTTGTCGTCCTGGTGATCCTGATCATCGGGGTGTTGCCAACCTGGGGCTATTCCAGCCCCTACGGTTATGGCTACTACCCGTCCGGCATCCTGGGCGTGGTCTTGGTCATTATCCTTATCCTGGTGCTCCTAGGGCATGTCTGATGGCGCTGGACGCGGACGAGATCGCCCGCTTCCGCGACAACCTCGACTGCCCGATGCCGTCCGAGGAATGCTATTGGTACGAGGATAAGGACGGGGCCGCGTGGTGCGAGCTTTGCAATTCAGGCTACTTGCGAAGCGCCAGGGAGCGCCTGCGGCGGCTGTACGAGCGAATCGCTCAACGGGACAGCGGCTCGATAAATTCGTAGGGCGAGCGGATTAGTTGCGGGGGTGGGATCGTCACCTGTATAGTGACGGCGGATTCGCGCGGGGTGCGACTGACACAATAGGTGTAGGTGACCGCAGCGGTCACGGCGGCGAGCGCAAACGCGATGCGGGGTAGCCGATGATCCATATTCACTTTCACGATGCGTTTGTCGAGGCCGAGCATCCGCGCGCCAAGGGTGGTAGCCACGGCGGGCAGTTTGTCGCCAAGGGAAGCGCCGAAGGTTTTGTGTCACCTAATGAGGGTAACCTCGACTTCTCGACCGCGCTAAAAGCGTTGCAGGGTAAGCAGGTCGCCGCCTTCCGCAAACTGTCACCAGAGATCGATCGGCTGGCCGGGATCGAGGAGAGTGAAACCGAACCGGTACTCGGTGCGTGGAAGACCGGAGCGGAACATTCCACCCTGACCCATATGCACCACACCACACCGGAACGCGCGGAACTCGCACTGGCACTCAAGGGATTGCTGACCAATCAGTTACAGGTTCTGCGCTTTGTACCAGGAAAAGGTAACGAATATATTGCCAGTTTTGAGGCCAAAGGGTCACCAGAGGAGATACACGAAGACCTGTTGCGGCATAAGGTGGCGTTCCATACCCTGCAACTCAAACAGGATGGCGCGACCGTACATGTTTACGGTTCCGACCAAGAGACACTTGAATCAGTGTCGGACGCCGCCAAGGAACATGACGCCGGGGTCAAAGTGTTACCAGGGAAAGGAAAGTTTATTGGCACAGAGAAAGAAGACGGTACCGATGCGGAGCAAAGGGAAGACGCGCGACGCATCTACCGAGACATCATTGACCGGGCTGTCGCTGCCGGAAAACTGCGAGGTGACTTCCGTTCCAAGTGGGACGATATTAGGGATCGTTGGCGGAATCAGACGACCGACCGGCGGTACCGCGACCGAAGAAGACCCATCCGAATAGGTGACAGGTACTGGTTGTGGCCAACGTGACATGTTCAGGTGGCGTAAAATGGCGATGTCATCCGATGAAGAGTTACGCTTGAAGTGTCTGGAACTCGCGTTGCACGGCAAGGAACGTGGCGTGCTCGCGCGGGCGCGGAGTTACTATAGCTTCACCAAAGGTGACAAAAAGCCGGAAGACCCGCAGGCCAAGATACCAGTGCAGTACACCCAGGAGGGAGAGGCGAAACGTGTCATGAGCATGATCAAGCCAACGTGAGGGAGATACTGTTACTGTTTATCGCCGCGATTCTGGTTACGCTTGGCGCACTGGCGGTGGTGATAGTGGCGGTCCAGTTAGCAATCGGATAGAAAGGACTAAACAATGGCACAGTCACAACAACCCCCGTCACGCGGTCAGTCACAACAACCCCCGTCACGGCGACCGCAGGAATCAGAGTCACCGCATCAACGGCAGTTTCCGCCGCGCCCCATGCCGCAGGGCAGGACATCGCGCGTACCCTTTAGACCAAACCCCGATGGGCCGATCCCGCGCGGTAACAGTCAGCCACGCGGCGGTCAGCGCAGTACCCGATCGACCGATATTCCTGGTGCGACACCGCCGCCTGCCGAAGGCGGTTGGGGTTACATCCCTGAGTGGGGTTGGGGTAACTTTCCGCCACAGTCCGCGCCACCCAATGGTGGTGGCGGCGGTGAACAACCGCCCGATCCCGGCAATGGTGGTGGTGAACAACCACCTGATCCCGGCACCGAGCCTGGGGTGATCTTTGAAGACACCTTCCGTGGCGGCGGGCTTGACCAGGGCAAATGGTGGACGCGGTATATCTATGGTGGTCCCGATGGACCGGGCACGCTGGATTATTTGAATGACGAAGTCGAGCGGTTCCGCGAAACCGGTAACCACAAGTTTGACAATAACGGGCTACACCTGACCGCTGAACCGAGGAGTGACCAACTCGGCGGTCTGTATCCGAGCGGGATGGTTCGGTCAAAGTCACTGTTTGATCTGGCATCGGGTGAAGAATTCTATTTTGAGTGCCGCGCCAAGGTGCCCGCCGGTCAAGGCATCTGGCCCGCCTTCTGGCTCAGTTCCGATGCCCGTGAACCCGGTGTCATGGAAACCGCGTTGTGGCCACCGGAAATCGACATCATGGAGATTGTCAACAACGGGGTGGAAGACACCACGACGATGCTGGGGTGTCGCTGTCAGGTTAATGACTGGAACAGTAACCCGCAGAAATACGAGGGTCAGGAGGCGGATGCGAACTTTAACTGGGAATATACGGTGTGGTACGCACCGTTTGATTTCGCGCACGATTACCATCTGTTCGGGTTACACTACAAACGGCCGAACTTCACCTTTTACTGTGACCGCAGCATGATCTATGCCGGGGTCTATGACTGGGTGTGGAATGATCGCCAGCCAGCCCCGCCCGCGCATGTGTTGTGCAATCTGGCGATCGGTGGGCACTGGGCCGGGCGGCACGGGATCGATGACCGCGCGTTTCCGCAGGCACTCGATGTCGACTATATTCGGGTGTATTCCAGCCTCACCGGTAACTTGCCGCAAAACTCGATCGGCAAGGATTACGACATCAGGTAAGCCACGCTGCGCCACAGAATCAGGCATCGAGAGTGAACCACCGGCGACGATAGACACACGCGCGGCAAGTGAGCCACCCAACGCGATAGACACAAAATAGGCGAGTGACTATGGCACGGACACAACGTAGTAAGAGTGTCGCAGGCGCAGCCAGACGGGAAGCGGCGCGTCCGTTCCCGTCTGAGGTGACACGCAGCCAGACGATCACGCGTGACACCTACCAGAACTTTATGACCCGTACAGGCATGGGTACCGATAACCTCAACAGTTACGGTACCTATGGTTACTACCCGATCACCCGCTTAAGAATCATCCTCGACTTCGCCTACCGCTCGTCGTGGATATGCCGTACCGGTGTCGAAGCGGTGGCCGAGGATATGACCCGCGAGGGTTTTACCCTTGGTAGTGACATGGACCCGACAGAGCGCGGTGACATCGAGGCCGCGTTTAACGAGGAGTTCGCGATCTGGGACAAGCTCGCCGAGACAATCACCTGGGCGCGGCTCTACGGCGGTGCGGGTGCGTTTATCATGATCGATGGGCAAGACCCCAAGACCCCGCTGCGCAAGGATACCATTGCCAAGAATTCCTTTTGTGGGTTGTTACCGCTCGACCGCTGGCTGGTCGATCCGTCACTCACTGACTTAGTCACTGACCAACGGTCACTCGATTACGGCAAGCCAAAGTTCTACACCACGGTTGGTGACACCCCGCTGCCGCCGTCAACGCGAATACACCACACAAGGTTTATCCGCTTTGATGGTGTCAAGCTGCCGTATTATCAGAGACTCTCAGAAAACCTGTGGGACATGTCGGTGCTGGAACCCTTGTGGGACCGGCTGATGAGTTTCGATATGACTACCGCGAGTACCGCGCAATTGGTCAATCGGGCCAGTGTCCGCAAGCTGTTTATCGAGAAGTGGAAGGAAACAGTCGGTACCGGCGGTGACATGCTGGCCGCGCAGTTACAGGCGATCGACTTCTTGCGGTTCTATCAACAGAACGAGGGTATCAGTGTCTTAGACGCCAACGACCGGATGGAGTCCGATGTCTATTCCTTCACCGGGCTTGACGCGGTCCTGGTGCAGATGGGGCAGCAAATCTCCGGTGCTCTCGGTATCCCCTTGGTGAGACTCTTTGGTCAGTCACCGGTTGGTCTTAACTCAACCGGAGAGAGTGACATCCGCAACTATTACGATATGATTAAATCCCAACAGGAGAGAAGGTTTCGCCGACCGGTTGACGGTCTGATCGAGATTATCGCTAAGTCACTTGGTATCAAAATCCCCAACGGCTTTGGCTGGAACTTTAATCCCTTGTGGCAGTTGCAGGAGATCGAAAAGGTACAGATCAGTTCCGGTGTCACGCAACAGGTGTTACAGGCTTTCGAGGCTGGTGTCATTACCGATCAGGCACTGATTTTTAAGGAACTCAAGCAACAGTCACACCGCACGGGTGTGTGGACAAATATCACCGATGAGATGATCGACCAAGCAGAGAACGCGCCACCGCTTGCACCACCCGGCAGCATGGGGGCTGCCGGTGCAGGCGGGCCGGGCGCTGGAGGTGAGCCACCCGCGCCTTCATTCCTCCCTGGAGGGGGCGGTGGTGGCAATGCGTCGGCACTTCCAAAACCCGGCGGGCAGGACGAGGAGCGGTCATTCCTTCCGGGTCGTCGTGGGGGGAACAGTCGCCGCTCCTCGTTTTTGCCAGGAGGTATGCGGACGATACTCGGTGCCGGTGGCGAAAAGGCGAGCGACGATGACGAACCGGAGTTACCGTTGTTTGCCAATCATCCCTCCGAATGGACAGTACCGCGTGACGAAGTCACTAAGAAACCTATCTTTCATATCTATACCAGTGACCAGAACCACCCGCCAAAGCGGACCACCACCTATGCCGGGTTTCATGTCGTGGTCGAGTGTGAGCAAGGTGACCAACGACATGTCGGCAGTTCCGGTGGCGCGACGATGCTCGCACCCTATGGTTACTTCCCTGGCACGGTGGCCAATGATGGTGACTGTCTCGACGTGTTCCTGGGTCCGCACGAATCGAGCAATCGGGTGTTTGTCATCGACACCTGTGAGCCGGGCACCAAGAAGTATCACCAGCCCAAGGTATTCCTGGGTTGGGGTACCGGCAGTGACGTGTTGAAAGTGTTCAACGGGTTCTACGCCGATGGCAGCGGGCCGGATCGCTTCTTGCGTGGCAAGGAGTACACACTGGGGGATTTCCGTCAGTATTTTGACAATTTCGTAACCGAGCGCAAGGCTGTATAGTGCGCGCCCCAGCCTTATGTGGGAACAGAAACAGCGAGGCAGAGCGAGTCGGAGATCGTGAGGTAGAAACAAGATCGATGAGCGAGCCGTGATAGCCGAAGGGACACAATAGCTCGAAGCGAGCCACCATGAATGATAGACACAAAGGAGTCGGGCGAGTCAGGTCGGCAGATTGAAACACGGTGGTCTGAACGAACCATCCGACGCGATAGACACAATGCGCTAGAGTGAGCCATCTACAGTGACAGACACGGGATCGGTTAGTGAACCTCGACACCGGAACAGACGCATCAGGTTGAAGTGAACCACAGTGATCGGAAGCGGAATCAATAGAGGGAAGTGACACATGCTTGTTGGCTTCACCTTGTTCCTGACCAGTAAAGGGTGGCAGTGCTCGACCAAGCAGGCCGAGCAAGATGGCTGGTCGGTGAAGCATATACCGGAGGAACACGCACAACGTATCCTCGCCCAATTGAGCCAGGATAAAGGCATAGAAACAGACAGGACGCGTGAACCCAATCCGACGAAGGTGAAACAGTTACGGCGAGTGCTGATCGAAGAGTGAACCTAGCAGTGGAACAGAAACATGCTGTGCGAGTGAACCCTATTGCGCGACAGACACAGGAAAGCTGAGTGAACCATTCCCGCAGACAGAAACAGTTTTGAGGAGTGATACGCAATGAATGTCGATTTCAGTGCTGTGGAACTGGCACAGATTGTCAAGATGTGCGAGTCGGGCAACATGGCGGATACCGTCATCGCCAAGATACACCACACGGCGATGCGGGCTATCCAGAACTTTCAAAAGGACGTGACCGAGCCGCCGGAACCGGCAGCCGATCCGCGCGAGGCGTCACAACAATGGCGGTCACCGATCTAAACCTCGTGGTCCGACAGAAGCACATGTCGTGAGTGAACCAAGGTGTAGGATAGACGCAAAATATCGGAGTGAACCTTGTAGAGTGACTAGACACAGAATGGTTGAGTGAACCACTACAGTTGACAGACACATACAGATTGAGTGAGCCGTCAATGGAGATTGGACACAAATAGGATGTGCGCTTTTTGTTACGGTGCAAGGGCGGCGTTGTGGCGTATGGTACGCCGAGGACAGTACCTGCATACCCAGCCGTTAAGGGGAACAGAAACATCCGGGTTGAGCGAGTCACCGGCACTGACAGAATCACATCGATGGAGCGAGCTAGAGGCTGCGATAGAAACAACTACTCAGAGCGAGCCAACACTCCAGAAAGACACAAACGCTGAGAGCGAGCTATGAAGGCCGATAGACACAAGTTTGTAGAGCGAGCCGGGTAGATTGAGAGACGCGGGCCACGGGAGTGAACCAATCACTACGATTAGACACACGCTCGATGAGTGAGCCAAGATCAGCGATTAGACACATGCTTACGGGGCGAACCCATTCGAGGAACGGAAACAAGCAAGGGAAGTGAGCCAGTAGGCCCGACAGACACAAACCCGTGAAGTGAGCCTTGTGGCGAGACAGACACAATGCTGGGAAGTGAACCCACTTAGGCGATAGAAACAGTCCAGTTGAGTGAACCCACGCTTATGATTAGACACACGCTCGATGAGTGACAACCGATGGCCATGCTTGATAATAGTGACGAACGGGTCCAGGGCGCGCTGCGCGAGCTTAGCCAGACGCTGGGCCGGTTTGTCAGTAGCTTTGCCAAGTTCGATCAGTCACTGATCGATCAGGTGAAGTACGTGGTCAAGGAGCACGCCAACAAGTTCAAGATCGAGTTCGGGTACGAGTTCCCGCCGTTGGGTCTGTTTGTATTGCCGACCGCGCGGTTTATCATCTGCGCCCGGCGTGATCTCGATGACAAAGAAATCCATCAGCACTTACTGATCTGGTTGCGTCAGTTCGCGTCAAAAGGTATTCATCCTAGTGCGTTGGAAGTGGCGGTCGCGGTGCGGCAGTGCTGGCCGCACTACCGCCCACCGATCGAGGCTTACCGCAGGGACACTCGCAAGAAGCTGATCCTGCATTGACCGATGAGCCGGTGATGGAGGTGGCGATGGTACAGCTAATTTTGCTTGTCCTGGCGTTCGTCCTGGCACTGGTGGAAGCCTTCACCCCGTATTGGTGGACAGCCCCGACCCGGCCGCATCTCGGTTGGCTCGCGTTGGCGTTTTATTTTCTGTCGATCGTGCTGAGCCAGGGGCATATCTGAGATGGCGCACTATCACGTCAGGATCGGTGACGCGTGGGGGATGGTTGGGGTGTCGCCGAGGAAAAAGGGCTTGGCGATGCCGGGGCCAACACTGCCCAAGGTGACACCGCCAAAGGCCGCGCCCGCTAAGGCTCCCAAAGCACCGACTGCCAAGCCGCCGACACTGCCCAAGGCCAAGCCGCCGCAGCCGCCTACGCTGCCCAAGCCCGGCGGGGGCGGTAATAAGGGGGCCGGGGTCAAAGCGCCGTCCCTGACGGCAGGCGCGAGCGCGATCGGGCAGGCCGGGCGTGCGGGGGCCGGACTAGCGCATTCCGTCGAGCGCGGCGTCAACCGGTTGTCAGCCTTTGGCGAGGAGTTTAACCGCGATGCGGCCGGGAGGGATGAGATGGGGCACTACCATTTCAATATACCCAGTCGCGGTTCCCGGATGAGCCAGGATTACGGTACTTCCGAAGGTGCGCAGAAACGGGCACAGGGTGTCACACGCGCCGAAGTGGAACAACGCAACTCGACCCACAGTCACGCCAACCAAGCCGCCTTCCACAAGAAACAGTCGGCGGTGCACAGTCAGGCCGGGCGGAACACCGCATCGCAGGCGCACGCCACCGCGTGGAAGGCGCACAGTGACGCGTGGCGTAATCCGTCACCGGGGAACTCGGCGCATGCCTGGGGCGCGACCCGTAACACCAAACAGTTTGGTGACTCCGGTACCAGCGAGGGCGCGCGCAAAGCGGCAGCGACCCGCGCCGGTCGTGGTCACGCGGTGACCGGTGGTGCCGCCACCGGCAAGTTCAAGCCTTATGGTGTCGATATCAAGGCCGGTTCCAATACCCGGCAGGCCGAGCCGCGCCGCGACCCGGAACCGTTCCGGGGTTATGACGGTCGTAGGAAGTGACCGATGACGACACACGTACACTTCCACGACTTTTTGCAGAGTGACAAAAAGCCGTTTAACGAGGCGCAGCACAAGCGGAATCGTGGCAAGTTCGCGACGATGCAGGGACCGGGTGCGCAGCAAAAGAATCCGGGACTAAAGGAGCGCAGACCGCCAGGAACCGCCAAGCAGGGCGTGCACGCGCGGCCGAAGGAAAAACCGCAGCCGCCGTCGCGGTTGCAGACCTTTCGCCAGGGGGCCGCTGCTAAGGTGGCGGCAGCGGTGCAGAAGGCGCGGCAGCAAGCCGAGGGGTTGGGCAGTGAAGCTTTTGCGGTACCCGGTGACCTAAAGACACTGACCGAAGGCTTTAACCAGCCCGGTAGCGAGATTCGTGGGAAGATCGGTACCCAGGCGGCAAAGAATGTCGGCCGCTACCTTAAGGAGATGAGTACCGAGCTTGGCGAGACGATTTATCACGCGGGCAAGGGACTGACACGGATACCGCAGGGTATCCCGATGCTCGACAAGGAACAGGAGGCGTGGAAGTCACTGGGCCGCAAGTTTGTGATATCGACACTTCTGCGGTCGATGGATTTGGCCGTCCCTGGTTCCGGTGTCCTGGCGGAAGCCGCCGGTCACGCGGTCGGCCATGTGGTCGGCCACGTCGCGCAGCATGTTGGCGAGCACGCGGTCGACCACGCGACACAACATGTTATCGAGCATGTTGCGCAACATGTGACCGAACACGCGGCCGACGAGCATTTGATGAAGCTGGGTGGCACCGGTACCCGTTTGGCTGGCCGATCGATCCTGGGACGTGGTGCACTCTTTGGCAGACAGCGGCGGCTGGGACAACAGGAACAGATGTCGCGGCACGATCACGCGTTCCGCGATGCCGAGCCGAGCCAGGAAGAGATTATGAAGGCTTGCGCCGACTGGCTAAACACCGTGGCCAAGAGTATCGTCACCGCGCCGATCCCGATGAAACAGATACTGGCAACGATGCCCAAGCCCAACGGCAAAGGTGACAAAGCCAGCCCGATGTTTGGTGGTCTAGGCGGTAACAACCCGTTTAAGGATGACGGTACGAGTGAAGGTGCCAAAAAAGGTTGGATGCACCGTCACGGACCCACCAAGGCAAAGCCGGAACTGCGCAAGATGACCCGCCCGGCGGAACCGCCAAAGCCTGAAACCAAGCAGACTTGGGAAGAGATGCGGGCGCGGCGGAACTACACCCCGCCACCGATGCCCAAGGCTAAAAGTCCGCAGCGGGTGCCAAACCAGCCGCACGCACCAAAGCCGCATGAACAGGATGTCCTGTCACGGCGCGCCGCCGCACCGCTAACCACCGAGAAACGGTCACAGGCCCCCGCGACAACCGGTGTCCGAATCCAGCCGATCTACGGTCAGGGTGAACAAAAACGTACCGAAAGTACCCGCAAGAGCACACAGACACCATACAAGGAGATTCGCGAGAACGTCAGCATGACGCAGCGCGAGCGCGAGGGTCCGGCGCGGGAGCGGCAGGCGGCGACGGCAAAGTCACAGGTTGCCGAACTTAAGGAACTGCACGGACGCCGAACGTCACTGACACCAAAAGAAACCGATCGGATGAACCGGTTGATCAAGGAACACGGTTTGGGCGCGATGGCGGCACCGACAGTAACACCGAGTCCACCCAGGCGGTTCCTACAACAGAGAGGAGGCAGAAGATGGTTATCAAGAACGCGGTAATTGCCGGTGTCCTTGTGTTGGGTCTGGCGGCATGCCAAAAGCCGCCGGAAGCGGTGGCGACGATCCCGCCACCGCCGCCACCGCCGCCACCACCGATGATGGCACCACCACCGGTCCCGGAAGCGCCGCCGCCGTACCGTCACTATCACCGGGGGCGGTATCACTACTACGCGCACCGGCACAGTTACTACGCGCACCGTCACAACGTAAACTATCACCGGCATGTGAAACCACACCATTCCGGTATGCCGAGCCAGTGACCCATGCCGCGCGCGATCTATACGCCGCAGGAAGATGCGCTGATCAAGGCGGCGAGTCTCGATGAACTGACGGGACTCGCCGAGCGGCTAGGGCGCAGGCGGCAGAATATCCTGAACCGGCGTACCCGGTTGTTGCGCGGTGACGATCCACGGGAGGATTTCCGCAAGCCGCCGGAACAACCAAAGCCGTACAGACGGACACCCGATGTCCTGATCGGGCGTCCGAAATGGTTTGACGATATCGAGGTGATGACAACCCGGTTGAGGTCAGGCCGATGATGCAGAACCCGGCACTGTTTGTGTCTACCATTGCACAGTCACTAGGTACCCATGATGCACAGTCACGGCGACAACGGCAACGCGAGAGTGACAACTTTGCTCGCGTTAGGAATGCCTATTACGGGTATGCTGCTAAGCTGCGGCGTATTGCGCGCCATGTACAGGACATCATTCGTTCTTATTCTCCAGGCGACCCGGCTGGCGTGGAGGCGATCAATCGTTATCTCCGTGATTACGCGGGTATTCTTCGGCCTTGGGCACGACAAGCGGCGACACTAATGATCGCCGAAGTGTCACGTCGTGACTATACCGCGTGGGTACGTCACGCGCGCATGATCAACCAGGAACTCGACAAGGAACTGTTGTGGGGCGGTACGGTAACCGGTGACGAAATGCGCCGGATCATCGATGCGCAGGTTGACCTGATCACCAGTATCCCGCTCGACGCGGCGCAAAAGGTGCAAGACCTGTCACAAGCCTATTGGGTGGCAGGCCAGCGTTACGGCGCGTTGCGCACCAATATCATTGCGAGTGACTATCTGCGTGAGTTTAGCCAGATACCGCAACAAGTGTACAACCGCGCTACACTGATCGCCAGGACCGAAACAGCGAAAACATCAGCGGCAGTGACACAGTCCCGTGCGCAGTATATCGGGTCGACACATTATATCTGGAAGACAGCGAAAGATGCCGATGTTCGGCCGATGCACAAGCGGCTTGAGGGTACCGTTCACGCGTGGGACGATCCGCCGATCGCCGAGGAGCGCGGTGACCGTCACCACCCCGGTGAATTTCCAAACTGCCGGTGTTGGGCTAGCCCGATTCTACCGGCACCGGAGGAGATCGGCGCATGATTGAGCGACAGACTATTGAGGGGCGCGGCGCGACCGTGGCGTACCTCGACCGCGATTTCGAACCCGCCGGTAAGGATGATTGGTCACTCGCCAAAATCATCTTTGACGATGGAGAGATCGTCTTCGTACGGAACGCCGAGAACGATGAGGCTGAAGATGACGGCTGAGAGAGAGCCGGGTTGCCGGTATTGCGGACGCACCAATGTACCGGGTTTCTTTGCGAGAGAACAACACGGCGACCAAGTCACCGCGTGGTTTTTGTGTCAACGGTGTAATAACGCTATGTACGAAGAGATGATGGCGGAACAGCGCGCCGAAGAAGAGTTCTTTGGTGACGCGACCCCGGAAGAGCGCGAGGCGTTTTTAGAGAGTCTCGATCAGATGAAACAGTGAGGCGAGCCGGTCACCTTCTTAGAGGTGACTGGTTTCTGTGCGGGAGTGCCCGCCTAATTGAGCGCACAGTGCCTACGCGGTAGCGGGCCGGTGGTAGGTGTTGAGAGGTACCGATGAACGAACAGCCGAGCCGCTTGGTATTTTGGTGTATCATCGCGGCGATCGTTGTGGTTGTGTCAGGCACCGTCATCTTTTGGATGTATGGCCAATGATTTATCTGCATTTGCGTGACGGTGTCTACAAGGTTAGGGATCAGAGCGCACTGCCGGTGCCGCTCGATCCCGATCTGTTGTTCCTGGCCGAGAACGCCAAGCAGCAAAACATCATCCAGGAACTCTACCGGGTGCAGATGGAGCGTAACCGCTCGCGCGGGCCATTTGGTGACGCTGGTGAGTGGAAGGAAGAGGAACACAAACGTAGCAAGGGTGGGCAGTTCCAGACACTGTACCATGTCACCCCAACCAAAAATAAGCGGTCCATCATGAAGAACGGGCTGCAACGGTTCAAAACCTCGCAGTGGGTCAAGGCCGGGAGCGGCGAGCGTTACGGTGGTGGCGAGGTGTATGCGTTCGAGCATCCGAGCGACGCGATCCGCTGGGCCGCGCGGATGGATTGGGATTTACACAAAGCGACCGGCACCGGCAAGATCAGTATGGTGCACTTCACCCCACCGCCGGAAAGCGAGTGGGAAGAAGACCCGTCCGACCCGCTGAGTCACGCAGGAAGCAAGGGACGCTGGTTTAAATCACAGGCAGCGGTTCCCGCCAAACATATCACCAAGTTCGAACCGGTGACGCGTGAGCATATGCGGCGACTGGTACAGGGTGACGCTGCCGAGTTCAAGGAAGACGAACACCCGCGTGATGAGGACGGGAAGTTCACTGCGGGGCACCGCGCGGGTAGCAAGCGGCAGCAAGAGGTACCGTCTGTCATCGAGAAGCCGGAACCGTCACCGTCCGCGCCACCAGCAACCGCTGAAAGCTACGCGCCGAGTACAGACACCCATATCTGGATGTCGGCGCGCGGTTACGAGTACAGTGGTTACGACAAGCTAAGCGAGGAGTTCCTGTACCGTAGCGGTGACGGTGGTGTTGTTGCGATCCCGCGCTCTGAGGAAAACAGTAACTTCCCGAGGTGGCGTTACAAGTCACCGACCACCAAGTTGTGGAAGACCGGCGAATCCTGGAGCGAGCTAAACGATTTGCTGCATGATGACATGGCAAAGAAGAGCGGTGACATGCCGCCGGACATGAAAAAGTACGCGGAACCGTTCTTTAGACGCAAGGATTTCGCGCTCGATCACTTTGAGCCGAAGTGGGATACCTGGGTTTACAAGAACAACAATGCCGATACCAAGGTTGAGATAAGAGCGCCGTTTCGCAAGGGCGGCGATGTGCGTTGGGAACATCTGACACCGCAGGGTAACTTCAACGGTGAAGGTTGGGATGCGCTCGACGATCACTTGTCGGAGTATGTGGAGACACCAGAAGGTCAGGCGCACACCATCACCGGGCGTGACGTGCAACAGAAGCTCAAAGAACACGGGTTTGATCTGACCGCCGAGCGATCCGGCAATGTCGAGTTACACAACAAGGATGGTGACAGAATTGTTGTGTCTTACAGTAGCCGCCAGTCGGCTGACGATGTCGGGCCGAGCGAGATACGCTGGACAATCCGGCCCAAGGAAAGCGTGGGTACTGTTGCTGGTACCGGTTGGGAGTCGCTGACTGAAAAGTTACAGCATTTACCGGAACTGCATGTCGAGGCAACGCAGAAGTACGAAGCCAATAAAAAGCACTACACGGAAATCGGTAACGATATGATCAAGAGCCTGGGTTACACCCCCGGCAAGCTCACTGTCACCGATGATGAGTACAATTTCACCCTTAACGGGATACCGGGCAAAGCTGCCGGTAGCGCCGACTTAGTCACCGGAGAAGTTACACTCTACGCGCACCAGTTGACTGGGTACAACGATAGTACACTGCGTGGTATCCTGGCGCATGAGATTATGCACCAAAAGTTCCAGAACGTACTCAACGAGTACCGCAAGGAACGTGACGAGGTACACGCCGACCAGCGTAACCCGCCGGGTGAGGGAGGCTACGCGCCGAGGTATGTGATCAAGCCGGATGACGAACTGCGTGAAGAGTTCGCCCCGGATTATCCGGTGTACGCGGTGATGGAACCGTTACTCGGCTTTAGTCACAATAATATGGACAAGCTGGCGAAGACAGATGGTGTCACGCCGTACAGCCGTGATTGGTGGAAGGCGCATAGGAACAACACTGCGACCTGGGAACAGGCGTATCATGAGACACTCGCTGAGATATCAAACCTCGAAGTCACCGACCCGGCGGAATACAAGAAGGTGGCGAAGCCGTGGCGTGACCTGCACAAGGCTGTTGTGACACTCTACCGGGATCGCGAACGGCGCGCGTGGAACCGCGCGGAGCATCTCTCCGAGCGCGAATCCTGGCGCAAGGGAATCGAGCCAGTTGGTGCGACAGAATCAAAAACGATGAGCGCGGCTGCACCGTCTGGTGCCGCGCCAGCGCCGACACCCAGTAAGGTGGCCGGGTTACCGGAGGGACAGTTACCGCATCAACTGGAACGGTTCACCGAGCGGTACGACTTGTCGGCAACCAGGGTACCAAAGCGAAGCTTTGAGTCCGGTGACCGTTACGAGGTGCTGATAAAAGCACCAGCACCATCGCATATCAAGGAAGTCGGCGAAGGTCGGCGAACGGAACAGTATGATCCGTCACTTGCTGAAACCTTTGTGCAAGACCCCGACGAGCCGCTTCTGCGGCGCGAAGTCGCGCGGATCAAGCCGGGGCTTCCTGATGAGATACCGCTGACCAAAGACCCGAACCTGATGTATCGCGGTATTTCGTCCGATGAGTACGAACACTATTTAAAGACCGGCAAGATAAAGTCACAACAGGAATACAATATTGGTTCCGAACAGGAAGGGTTGACGTATTGGGCGACTGATCCGCGTTCGGCTGAGAGTTACGCGAACGGGTTCGCCCCGCCGCAGTATAAGCCGACATTTGAACACCCGTGCTATGTGTTGGTAGCGCGCCGCGCCTCACCCGAAGATATGCGCAAGGTAAAGGGTACCGGTGACAACGAGCTTGGTGTCACGCGTGCAGTTGATAGGGATGAGGTTACCGAGGTGTGGCGTGGGCGTGTCGCGGCAATGCGTGTTGGTAACTATGACGTAGTTGAGCGGGATGGTTACCTACACATGAGTAGTGGCTCGAACCCGTCTGCCTGGGTGGTGTGGGAAAAGGTGGCGACGGCGACTGGTGACCGTGCGCCGTTTAAGGAGGAAGAAGTCAATCGTAACATGGCGAAGGGGCACGAAGGCGAGTTCGCGTCACAGGGTGGTGGTACAAAAACCACGCCAAAGGAAGAGAAACAGAGAGTAGGAGTGTCACCGAAGGAACCTTCGCGTGGTAAGCAGAACAAGTTACTAAAGGGTGCCGCGCCAAACAGTCACCCAGCAACCATTTCGACCCGCCGTCGCCGTGATGCGAAGGCGGTGGAGGGCGACGAATACCGCCGCGCCGATCTCGATGCGTGGCGGGAGTATAAGGGGCAGATGGAGCACGATGTCAATCTGTTCAGTAACACAGAACAGTACCCGAACTTTCTATCGAGTGACCTTGATTGCGGTACTAAAGATGCCAAGCGTGTTTTGTCGAAGCCCGAAGATGTTGACATGGATTGTGTCAACAAGCGTGTCACCACCATTGTCGATCACATGAAAAAGAACTTACGGTTCCTCTATGATAACGCGCCGGAGGAAGTACGCGAACAGGGTCACAAGTGGTACGAGGGCGCGCACCGCATGGCGCAGGATGATGCCGATAAGTACAAGCTGCCGTTACAGTCTGCGGTTGGTGTCTATGCTGCACTGTCACCGCAGAACTTGTGGGATCAGAATGTGTCACAGGCGAAACGGATACTCGATGCCTATTTTAACCAGCGTGACAAAGCCTGGGACAAGGACATGGACCGCGAAGGCGCGCGCATCTGGTTACCAAAACCCGCGAAGAAGTCAAAGACCGGGGAAGTGCAGGAGTTAGGCGAACAGGCACAAGAGAACGCAGCGGAGAAAGCGCGTGTCTATAACCTGATCAAGGGTAAGAAGCTGTCGGAACTGACTGACATCACCCAGAAGGCAATGTGGATCAGAACCTATGACGAGGCACACAACCCGCAGGATTTTGATGCACTCAGTCCCGATGGCCGGGTAATCGGTAAGTATCTGAACGATGACGGTACGCACACAAAGAACGGGTGGCACGCGACCGGTTCTATCGTCAACGCGATCAAAGCGATTGAGTCCGGCGGTGACCGTGACATTATCAGCCCGGCGATGGGTAACAAACACAAGGTACGAAGTTTCTACAACAACATCCTCGACCCGGATAGTGACAATGACGACGTGACAATGGACACGCATGCGGTTGGCGCGGCGTTACTGTCACCCATGAGTCAGGATCATACCGCTGTTGTTCACTCGTTGGGTTCCAAGCCAAAGAACGCCGCAGAGGCGCGCAGGCTTAATTATGAGTCACCAACTAGCAACGCGCGCAACGGCATGAACGGTACCTATCCGGTTTATGCCGAGGCGTATCGCCAATTGGCCAAGGAGTTAAAACTCCGCCCGCGTGTGCTACAGTCGATCACCTGGGAAGCCAAGCGCCGCCTATTTGATTCGCACCTGACCGAGAGCGCCGAGCGCGAAGTCTACGCAGCGTGGCGCAGGTACCATAACGGTGAGGCTAGCCTCGATAAGACGCAAAAGGATATTGTCGAGATCGCAGGCGGCTTTCACAAAGGGCAGGAGGGCACCAGTGCAGACGCCGGACGATCCGATAGTAAAGACGCTGCGCGACGCCGGTATACCGGTGACACGCGAAAACTATATCCTGATCAATTGGGGGTCCGAACCGCCCGAACCGTGGACAGCGGAGGACGAGGACGAGTTGCCCGAGGAGTTGCAAGTGGGGCGCGACTCGTCTGGCAAAACGCACGATTCGCCGTGTTCTTGCGCTAGGTGCCGCCGTCATGCTCACCCATGATTTCTACGTCACCGAACAGCTTGGCCCACAACAGGCAATGACACCGGAGGGCTTTCTGGTGGTCAAAGCGGTGCCGCTCGCGCGCACCGGTAAGCAGCTTTATTCGGACAAGGAGATTCCGATCAAGGGTGACGCCCAAGGCAAGATCATTATCGATCGCGACCCGGATGAGGTGTTCCGGCCGCAGACCATTGCCTCATTGCAAGGCAAGCCGATCACCCTCGACCACCCGATGGATGACGTAAACCCTGACAATTATCACGATTTGGCGGTTGGTCACGTCCTTAACCCGCGCCGGGGCACGGGCGTCTTTGATCACCTGTTGATCGGTGACCTAATGATTCATGACAAAAAGGCGATCGAAGCCATAAGGAATAAGTTGCTACGTGAGGTGTCTGTGGGCTATAGAGCGAATTATCAGGAGACTGGTGACGCTCGCGGACGCCAGACTGACATTCTGTGCAATCACCTCGCGCTCGTCAAGGACGGGCGTTGCGGTGTCGTCTGCCGGATCGGGGATAAGGCTTTCTTTTCGTTTACCGACACCGAAGACGGTGACGACAGCAAGCTGGAGCACTCGGAGGTAAACTACGAGTCTGATGCAGAGGGACCGGACCATTGCGGCATCTGCACTCATTACGAAGGTCACGCCTGTGACATCGTTAAACCACCCATCGTCCCTGAAGGGTGGTGCAACCGCTTCGACGCTTCCGTCCGCAGCCGCAAAATTGCCAATACCGGGGATTGGTCCCGTGTCAACGAGGTCGGCGAGATATACCAGCGCCGCCGGGCGAAACGTGGGCGACACGTCCATATCCATGTTTGAGGAAAGGGGTTGACCTATGGCGAGAACAGCATGGCTGGACCGTATGGTGCGCCGGGTTCGTGATGCGGACACCGAAGAGGAAGCCCGCGAGGCGACCAAGGACTTTATCGATCCGACCGGCGCGCCAAACGGCGGCGGCGGT